TTTCGGCTCGAACACGGACCCGGTGGGCTCCCCTGCCGCGGTGACGAAGTACAACTATTCGGCGTTTCCTGACCGGCTGGCGCTGTCGGCGAATACCACCTACTGGTTCGACATCACCCTGAGCACGAACAACGCCTCTGACCTGGTGACGATCGTCAGCGTGTCGGCTGTCCTGGCTGAGCAGCTGGTGTAGCCGGTGAAGGCGGCGAAGACGAGGGCGCTGAACGCCAAGCACGCGGGCACGAGGAAGCACGCGGGCACGGCGAAGCACACCCCGGCCGCCACGAAGAAGGCGGCGACGGCGAAGAAGGCGGGCGCGACCCGGACGGCGCTGTCGCCGAAGGCGGCGCGGGCCCGCGCGCTGGGGGACTGCGCGTCGTGCTGCGCGGAGGCTGTCGTGACGTCGCTGCGCCTGTCCGGCCGCGCTGTGGCGCCCGAGGACGTCCTGACCCTCTACCGGTACACGGCGGACGGCCTGATCGCGGGAGCGACCATCCAGGCCACGCTGGAGGCTGCCGCCGCGCACGGCGTGGCCGGTGCCCGGCCGGTGAGCTTCGCCCCGGTGGCACTGGACGACCCGGCGGCGGTGATCCTGGGCCTGGACCTGCCGGAGGGCCCGCACGCGGTCACCCTCGGCAAGAGCGGTGACGTCTGGTCCTGGGGCTCGCTGTACGAGATGACCGATGAGGCGGTCATCGAAGAGGCGTGGTCGGTGATCTGGCCATGACCGTGACGAGAGCGTGTTACGTGTCCCGTCAGGCCGCGATGCGCGCGGTCGATTTCAAGGACGGCATCGACCAGAACGACGCCGCCGACCGCGCCATCGAGACGGCCAGCACGAACATCGACAAGCAGCTGCACCGCAAGTTCCATCCGATGGACGCGACCAGGTATTTCGACTGGCCGAACCAGGGCGGGTCCGGCGGCGGCCAGTACGCCTACCCGTGGCGCCTGTGGCTTGACCAGAACGACATCGTGGTGCTGACGGCGCTGACGACGGGCGGCGTGACGATCACGCTGGACAAGGTGTTCCTTGAGCCGGTGAACGACGGCCCGCCGTTCGAGTACCTGGAGCTGGACCGCTCCAGCACGGCGGCGTTCGGCGGCAACGCGGCCACCCCGCAGCACAGCGTCGTCCTGACGGGCACCTGGGGTTACGGCGCCGAAGCGGACCAGGTGGCCACCCTGGGCGCCAGTGTGGGCAGCGGCGACGCGACGATCACCGTGTCGAACGGCGCGAGCACGGGTGTGGGTGACCTGCTGGTCCTCGGCTACGGCCGCGGCAGCGCGCCCTACCCGTCGTCGCTGGGTTATGCGGGCGCGGTCGCCCCGTATACGGGTGAGCGCATCCTGGTGACCGATGTGGCCACGGCCACGACGGGCCTGACGCAGAACACGGGCGCGACGACCATCAGCGACGCCGACAAGGCGCTGACCTGGACCGGCTCCGGCAGCCTGAACGTCGGCGAAGTCCTGGTCCTCGATTCAGAGCAGATGCTGGTCGAGCAGATCGTGGGCTCCGTGGCCACGGTGAAGCGCGCCTGGAATGGCACCGTCCTGGCCACCCATTCGGGCGCGACGATCAACGCCCTGCGGCTGCTGAGCGTGACGCGGGCGATGTACGGCACCACGGCGTCCACCTACAGCTCCGCGGCGGCGGTCTACAAGCACCGCGTGCCGTCGCTGATCCGGGACCTGGCGGTGGCCGAAGCGGTCAACCAGGTGCTGCAGGAGGGCTCCGGGTACGCGCGGACGATCGGCTCCGGCGCGGACGCTCACCCGGCGCCGGGCGCGGACCTGGCGAGCAAGTGGGAAGAGGCCATGGTCGCGCACGGCCGCAAGGCAAGGACCCGTGCCGTATGACCTACACCCTCGATATCAGGACGACGGACTCCGGCCCCATCTTCGACGGCCGCGCGGAGGCGGCGGCGCACGACTGGGCTGAGGCGACGGTCAAGGAGCTGGCCGCGGTCGGCGCGGACTGGATCCGCATCGCGGCCAACGAGATGGACAAGTCCGGCCGCGGCGGCACCGGCCGGGCGGCGGCGGGGGTGGTCATCTACGACCACGGCCTGACCCAGACGATCTACGGGGAGCAGAAGGAGGGCGAGGTCTGGTGGCCGTGGCTGGAGGGCATCAGCAAGCGGAACGACAGCACCCGGTTCGGCGGTTACCACACGTTCCGCACCACCCGCCGGCGCCTGACCGGTGTCGTGCAGACCGTGGCGGACGCGGAGTTCCGCAAGTTCGCGCCCGCGATGGGCGGTGACTGATGACCTTCGACAAGGCCGCCGCTACTGCCCTGTTCTCGGCGCTGACCTCGCACGCCAAGGGCCTGGCCGTCTTCGACCGGGTGAACGGCCACGAGCCCGAGAACACTCCCGGCAACGGGGTGTCGTGCTCGGTGACGGGCACTTCGATCGAGGCGATTCCCGCGTCGGGCCTGGCGTCGGTGTCGGGCAAGATCACGTTCACGGTGCGGATCTGGTCACCGATGAACACGCGCCCGCTGGATGCGGTCGACCCGGGTGTGATCGCGGCGGTGTCGGTGCTGCTGAACGAGTACAGCGGCAGCTTCACTCTCGGTGGCACCGTGCGCAACATCGACCTCATCGGCCTGAAGGCGGTCACGGCCTACATCGAGCAGGAGGGCCGGGAGTTCCGCGTGGCCGAGATCACGGTCCCCATCCTGGTCAACGACATGTGGGGTGAGGTGGCGTGAGCAAGCAGTCGGGCCTCGGCGCGCGGTACTACCTGGCCGGGAACGACCTGTCCGGCGACATCATGGACGTGAAGATCGCCTCACCGATTGGCCAGCTGGACGTCACGGACATCACCCAGTCGGGGCACGCGCGGCTGGGTGGCCTGCGGGACGCCAGCATGGCGGTGACGTCGTTCTTCGACCCCTCGGTCGCGCACCCGGTGTTCTCGGCGCTGCCTACGGCCGACGTGATCGGGACGTTTGCCGTGGGCGCGGCGATCGGCCAGCCTGCGGCGTGCATCGTCGGCAAGCAGCTGAACTACGACGGCACCCGCGGCACGGACGGCATGTTCACCTTCGCGATCGACGAGGCGGCGGACGGCTTCGGCCTGGAGTGGGGCGTCCTGCTGACCCCGGGGAAGCGCACCGACACCACGGCCACCGCGGCGTCGAGCTCCAACTCCTGGGACACCGGCGGGTCGCTGTCGTTCGGCGGCCAGGCGTACCTGCATGTGACGGCGTTCACGGGCACCGATGTGACGGTGAGCATCTACGACTCGGCGGACAATTCCAGCTTCAGCGCCGTGACCAGTCTCGCGTTCACGCAGACAACGTCGGCTGCGACGGCGCAGCGGATCGCGATCGGGAACACGGCGACGATCCGGCGCTACGTCGCGGCGGCGACGACCACCTCGGCCGGGTTCACCAGCGTGACGTTCGCCGTGGTGCTGGTGAAGAACCCCATCGCCGGGCAGGTGTTCTGATGTTCGGCCAGCAGCCGTGGCGGCCTGAGCCGCCGATGGGCCCGGGCGCGTACCAGACCTACCAGGTGGCAGCCCCGCTGGCCACGCACTTCACCCCGGCGACCTGCGCGGAGGTGGACTGCCCGCAGTACCTGGAGGGCTGGCGGCTGCGCGTCGAGGGCCTGTCCGGGCGGGATGTCCACGTCGCCACGCACTGCGGCCGGAAGTTCACCCGGGTGAGCGTCGCGGAGGGTGAGACGTGGCTGGTGTTCGAGGCTGGTCAGCCGTGTTTCAGGGCGTCCGAGCACCGGCGGCGGCTGGAGCGCGGGGAGCGGTTCATCATCCGCGGCGGCGACCACCGGGCGAACCCGTCCGGCCGCCGGACGGAGGTCAGTGCAAGCAGCTGGGTTGACGACTTCGGCGAGCACCAGGAACGGCTAGCCGAGCGATTTGGGAGAGGGTGACAGGCCATGGCCAAGGCATCGGGCCTCGGGTGGACGACGCTGAGCGTGGACGACAGCTCCAACTCTCAGCAGGCCATCAAGAACGACTTCACGAACCTGACCTTCGCGACCCCGCGCGGCGTGCAGGACATCACGGGCGTCGACAAGAGCGCGAAGGAAACGCTGCTGCTGCTGGCCGACATGACGTGGACCGGCAACGGCGTCTTCAACGCGGCGAGCAACATGAGCCACGACGTGTTCAAGACCATCCCGAGCACGACGGTTGCGCGGCTGGTGACGATGGTTGTCAATGCCAAGACGCTGGCGCCGACGCTGAACCTGACCGACTACACGCTGACCCGCGCGGCGGCTGGCGAGCTGACCTGGTCCGTGCCTGGCGTCCTTCAGTCGGGCACCGTCCCGACCTGGAGCTGACCCGGTGGGGTATGAGCGGCCGGAGAAGCTGATCCAGCTCCAGTGGGCCGAGGGCGAGGAGTTGCACGGCCTGGAGGTGACGCTCGCGGAGCTGTCGGTGGACCGGTACCTGTCGATGCAGCGGCTGTCCGGGGAGATCGCGCGGCTGGAGTCCGGGCAGGGGACGCCGGATGAGCTGGAGAAGCTGGCGGCCAGGGCTGGCGACTT